AATATTTCTTGTGATTGTACATGGTAAAACAATCATACCACAAAAAGAGGGCTTTGGGTTATAAAAACCAAAAGTCCTCTTTTTTTAAAGGGGCTGCATTATTTCACAGCCCCTTTATTTTGGGCTGGAAAGGAAACCGGGAAATATGGGGTATCAGAGAAGATATGACAACCGGCCGAAAGGCAATCCCGAAACCGACGAGGGGCGGGATCAAAGAAACGGTTTGATCATATTGCAGAAAACGAAGGATTTAATGCAGTATCTTTATACTTCATGGGTCAAGTACCCAAAAAGTGAAAAGCCGGGGTTCGTGGCTGATTACAAGAAATGTCTGTTTGAATTTTTAAAGTATATCATCACGGCACAAAAGCGGTATTTCAAGAAAACCACTCTGCAAGATGCAGATGTCCAGCTTGAATTATTGCGGCTATTCAATGATCTTTCGTTTGACCTGCATTTTATTGATGAAAAGCGTTATCAAATTATTTCCGAGAAATTATGTGAGGTAGGAAGGCTTCTTGGCGGCTGGATTAAATCACAGAGGGAAAATAATTAAAATCCGGATGCGGTTTGTCCGGTGGGAATGGGTCAAATAACGCTTGCCGATCGTTGGTGGCAGTTACAACAAAACTTCGAACGCTGGTTCGTCCGCGTTGAACTTGAACAATCCCCGGTCGAACGTGAACGCGAACATTGGCTTCTTTTCCGCTTACCTTTTGAGCCAGAAGGGAAATGTTTACGGACATTTTCACAGTGCAAGGAAAAGGAAAGGGATCCATTTCCGTTCTGGCGGCTTGCCAGAAAAATTGACGTCGCTATCAATGCAGTTAGTACGGGGCATCCATCCGCGCCGCCGCTGGGGGATGTCCGGGCATGAAGGGTGTAACGGATAGCGCCGTATTTCCGGCCGAAAGCCGGAGATACAATCCCCGCCGGCGGTGGATGCGGCGGGGAAATATGTTCCTGAAAGGAAAAAGGATATTGAAAACTTTTAAAGTTGCGCATGATGAAATAATAAGTTTTGACAATCTGCTAGAAGCAGACCGAAACGCTTCTAAAAACAAGCGTTACCGTGATGAAAATTTAAAGTTTGCGGCACATAGAGAAGAAGAGTTGATCAACCTACACAATGAATTATCTTATTTTCCTAAAGATGGCGTTCCGGGGAATCCGCTGAAATCATCCTATCATGTAGGGAAATACCGCATGAAGAAAATCTATGAGCCGAAGCCGCGGATCATCATGGCCCTACAATATAGGGATCGTGTCGTACAGTGGGCATATTATCAAAAATTAAATCCATTGTTTGACCGGCAGTATATCACGCATAGTTACGGATGCAGAAACGGCAAGGGAACCACGGCGGCGAGGGCGCAGCTTCAGACATGGCTTCGCAAGGCATCCCGGAGTTCCAAAAAGTGGTATGTGCTGAAATTGGATATTGCAAAATATTTTTACCGGGTTGATCATGAAATCCTCATGAGAATACTTGCAAAGCATATCAAGGATGAACTTATCCTTCGTGACCTTTACAATCTGATAAATTGCGAAGATACAGCTTTCGGACTTCCGGAAGGGGTGCAGCCGGAGTTATGCGATCAAGATGATTGGATTTATAACCGCGGTATGCCGATCGGCAACCTTACAAGCCAGATGTTTGCTAACATCTACTTAAACGAGCTGGATCAGTTCTGCAAGCATGACCTTCATATCCGGTATTACATCCGCTATATGGATGATATTATCATCTTATGGCCGGATAAAGAGGAATTGCGCGGCATCCGGGATGATATAGAAAGGTTCCTGGCTGAAAATCTGCATCTTGAATTAAATAAAAAGACTTGCATCCGGCCGGCATATCTTCCAGTTACTTTTGTAGGGGCGCAGATCACAGCAAAGCGGATCCGCATGAGGAAAAGCACAAGAAAACGGATGTACAGGCGGATGAAATTTATCCGGGATCTGTTTGAAGCCGGCCGCATTGCTTTTGAAAAGGTCAACAATACCATGCAGAGCTATTTTGGATTGATTGAGCATTTCACGGCCGGAAACCTTTTAAGGAAAATAATTGATGAATTTTCCTTCCGCATTTTCAACAATACATAGTTCGGGAAACCGGGCTTTTTTATTGTCTAAAAATTAAGAAAGGGGGATCCATTATGACAGAAATCACTTTTGAAAGGGAAGTCCTGGACCGTCTGACCAAAATCGAAGTGAAGCTGGATAGTTTCGACGCGGCGAAGAAAAAGACGTATGAGAACGAAAACGAAATTATCCGGCTGAAAGATGATGTAAATAATCAGTCAGACCGGATCGGCAAGTTGGAAGATTCTAACAAGTGGCTGGCTCGGACGCTCGCGGCGGCCATTATTACGGCCGTTGTCGGCGTGGTGTTCGTGCTGATCCGCATGGGCGCCGGAATCTAGGAAAGGAAAAGCAGAAAATGAGTTATGGATCAAGGCGTTACCGGCGACGCAGACAGACAAAGGGCGCCGCCAAAAAGAAATATAAAACAATGGATGTCATTCTGATCGTGGTCGGCATTTTGCTGATTGCCTTTACATTGAAAATGATCCATGTATTTGAAGCAACCGGAGCTATCCCGGACACTTTATGCACTTGCGTATTTGCCGCATTGTCCGGAGAGTGTGGGATCATGGGCTGGATCAAGGTCACAAAGGATAAATACACAGATAGGGAATGGCAGAAAGAGGATCAAGAAAGAGAGGAAAAAGAAAATGACGGTTGAAATTTTTTTAGCTGGGCTTCTTGCCGTGTCGATTTTGACGGGGCTTTTCACGCAGGCAATTAAAAGCTGGCTTTCGGAGCGTGGGAAGAAATTCTATTCCAATGCGCTGGCCGGTTGGGTGGCGGTTGCGTTGTCCGCACTGGTATCAGTTGGCTATCTGGTGCTTACGGAAACAGCCTTCAACGCAAAAATGGCGGTTTGCCTGATTGCCTTAATGCTTTTGTCGTGGCTTTCCGCTATGGTTGGCTATGACAAAGTTATCCAGGCGATCACGCAATTTAAGAAAGGGGCTTGATTATGGGGCTTACCGGAAAAAATACAGCGGAAAAAATCTGGAATTTTCTGATCGCCGCAGGGCTGAACGAATACGGCGCCGCGGGCCTCATGGGAAACCTGGAAGCCGAAAGCGGGCTGAATCCGAAAAATCTTGAAAATTTGTGTGAAAGGCGGCTGAAAGAAGCTGAAAAGCCTTATTGCACAGATGAAGCATACACGGCGGCGGTTGACAATGGAAAAATAAACCGGGAAGAATTTCTGCATCCCCTTCCCGGCAAACAATACGGCTATGGGCTGGCACAATGGACTTCCGCCGGCCGGAAAGCCGGACTTTATGATCTGGCAAAGTCAAAAGGGGCATCAATCGGGGATCTGGAAACACAGCTTGAATTTTTGGTCAAAGAGCTGGCCACAAGTTATAAAAGCGTGTTTTCCGTCCTTAAAACAGCCGCCAGCATAAAAGCGGCATCTAACAAAGTTCTGACCGGATTTGAACGTCCGGCCGATCAATCTGAAGCAGTAAAAGCAAAGCGCGCCGGATATGGCCAGAAGTATTATGACGAATACGCGGCATCCCGGAGCGGAAAGGGGGAAAATATTATGGGTATTAGAATCGGACACGCGAGCATTTCAGAAAACGGAACCACGAGCGGAAAAGCCGGGGATCAGACCGGAAGAGAAGTCTGCATCCGGGAATGGTATTCTAAACCGTGGGATTATATGGCGATCCATCCGGATGCAAAAGTCCGGGAGAAACACGCGGCGGCCGTTGAAGCGGCCTGCAAAAATGACAATATCGGTTATAACTGGTTCGGATCCAATGACCGCAATAGCCTTTACAAGCTGGCTAAAGCGGTCAATTTTGATTTGTCCAAAGTTGGGAAATGTAATTGTGATTGCAGCAGCCTTCAGAACGTGGCGGCGGTGGCATCCGGATCCGGTGCAACATACGGATCAAACGGCTGGACTACATCCACAATGAAAGCCGCATTAAAAGCCCTGGGCTATAAGATTATCACGGCATCCGAATATCTGAAAAGTTCGGCGTATTGCGTCCGCGGTGCAATTTACGTCAAGGCAGGTTCACACACGGTTTGCGGCTTGGACAATGGATCGAAAGCAAGCCAGACGCTTTCAAAGGCTGGCATTTCATCCGGCGGCGGTTCTGCATCCGGATCCAGCAATGGGAAGAAATCCATTGACGAGGTAGCAAGGGAAGTTATTGCTGGCAAGTGGGGAACCGGCGGAACCAGACAGGCGAAACTTGCGGCGGCTGGCTATGAGTACCAGACAGTACAAAACCGGGT